TCTCTATACCATGATATTTCTGTACCACAATCATTATTTCATGTTTCATCTTGGTAGATCTCATCATTTATACCACTACCAGCATAATATTTTCAGTCAAATTTTACTACATCTGAGAAATATTTGTTATTGTCTATTAGTAGGTTATCATTTGCTATCTCATATACTAGTACAATATTATTAAATGGCTCTGCATGCTGTCTTAGATGAAAATGTACTGTATATTCTTCTTTATTGTGGTATCCAAAGCACTGGCTTTGGTCTGGATCAAGTGTGTCTAAGAATTTCTGTATTGGTGTTCATACTGTTATGTCTCACACAGAAATTTCAGTAAATCATTGCTTATAATTCAATGTTTTTAGCCTATTACCTTTTGTCCAGAAAAATACACTATCATCTGCAATTACTACAGCTCTATAATTCGCTAGCTGGTTTTCTCATGCAATAGGGGTAGAGTAGACTGTATAAACTCATCAAACACTTGTTACACTATCAGTTGTAATAGCATCAATGCTATCTTCTGTAAATATATAAAATGTTCATCTCAAACTTGCTACTCATAGTATATTAGATTTCTTTGTTAGATCATCACTTCAATCTCCAATAAAATCTAGCACTTGTCGTGGTTTTTCTCTGTTTCAAGCTCTAGATTTATATATTGTGTTGCTCTTTTCTTCTGCTCAGACTAGCCATATATTATCTTGAAAAACTGCTCAAAATGCTATTTTAGCACTATCTGGCAATGTACATTTTCTCCATGCTCAATCCTTGTAATTCATCTCTGCTCATGCTGTAAATTCTCCAGTTCAGACATTTGTGTAAAATTGGTCGTTTACTAGATCATATAATCAGATAGTTCAATCAGCTTTTTTCTTTGCTGGTATCAGATTCATGTATATATCTGTATCTTTATAGATTTTCATTTCATACAATTTCATACCATAACTTATACTACTTGTATCTCTAGCAAACACATACATATTACCAGTGATACTTGCTGTATCATCATCAGTTGTTATCGTTTCGCTGTTTTCTCCACTTTTCATAGTCAACACATTACAAGTAGTTTTCAATGTATATTGTGTATCTCAATTATACTCCATACTTACACTATTCTTTGTTTTGCTCTTGTATTGGTATTTTACACTTTCTTTTTGTGTGTTTCCTATTATTCATACATAATTACTACCACTATCATACAATCAGAATAAATAATTATCTCCACTTCATTCTGCTGTTTTGATTTTGGCATATATTCAAGGTTTGTCTGTTGTTATACTTCATAAATTCAAGTATGGTCATGTGCTTTTTGATTCCAAATACTCCAATTGTATATAGGTGCTTGGCAATGGACTTTCTTTTGTTGTGTCGTTAGCATCATACTCTGTATCATATACTCGTGTATCACTTGTACTATTACAGATTACTATATATCTACCATATCTTACAAAATTAGCCTTTGTTCAAATTCATGATTTCAGTAAAGTATATGTTACTGGATCAGCTGTTACATCTATTACATAAAAATTTCCACTAATATTAGCATAAATCTTATCTCATACTACCATTTTGTAGATTATGTCATTATTTCACATTCATAAAGCTACTTTTTGGTATCATTTTCTTTTGGTTGTTGCACCATTTTTTATCCTTATATTCCTACAATCAACACAAAATTCATCAGAATTTAAGTGTATTCCTATATCTCTCAATATTCATCTACTAAAGATTGGTTTTTTGCTGCTATAATAATTTAATCATTCTATCATAGTTCTATTAGTACATGTCTAAAGTTATTGGTCTTACTTTTACACTTCTTCTCCTATCTTTTAGAGGCTCACTATAAAAATTATACATACTTGTCAAACTATCGTATGCTTTTAGCAATACATTTTGTCATTTCTGTACTTGTGAGTCATCCATTAATAATTGTCCAGCCACTAATCTTGCTACTACTTCTACTCCATAATTATCTGGCAATATACATTCATCATCTAGATCTGTTAAATCTGTTGGTTTTGCTATATATGGTACTATAGCCATTCAGCTAAATTCATCAAATATTAGGTATTCTACTTGTCAGTTTGGCTTTAGTGTATAAGCTCTGTGTCTCATAATAGGTTTATTTTGAAAATCATAATATTCTAATTTATTATTGCTTGGATATTCTCTTACATCTTTGAATTGTATTGACTGTAGTGGTTTTTGGATACATCGCCTAACTATTTCTCATTCTTTCACAGCATTATCTAGTCATGTACTCAATGTTACCACTCATCAAACAATACTATATTCTACAAACATACCAAATATAGATAGAAATCAATTAGTTGGTAAATCTTCTATATCAGATAGTGATAGAGTCGTGTCTCAAACTTCTGCATCTGCTGTCAATTTCTTTGGTCTAGGTACTTTACCAATTTCTTCATGGTACAAAAATCATAATGTATTACATCTCATCATGCTCTTTGTAAAGAAATTCCTTACATTTCATTTACAGACATTCAGTATCTCTCTATTTATATTTGGTATTACTGTAGTATCTTTATCAAAAATCGTAGAAGAATCTTCTTCACCTAAAACATCATAAACTTCTTTTACGATTTCTCTTAATGTGTTACTCATCTTCTACGATTTAATGATAAAATTATTTGCTCTCATCTTTAGCATCTTCGATAGCTTTTTTAATCCAGTCAGCATCGTTTATTTTTGCTACTGGTACATTTTTTCAGATAAGTTTTTTGTACTCATCTCTAAGGATTTTTAATCATCCTTTGTCTTCTTCTCACAAGTTCATAGCTTTGTTTATTATAACTTCGCTATTTTTTTTAGCATATTCTTCTCTCCATTGGAGGACTTTTTCATGCTTTGCTTTCTTATCTAGTCAGATAAGCTCTTTCAATTGGTCATCTGTAAATGGCACATTTATAGCTAGACATTTGTCTTGTTCCATCAAAAGCCCCCAATTGACTGTTATATTGCTCATATATATGAATTATATAATAAAAAGAGGACTAGGCTGTAGCTCTAGCCCTCTAGAAATATCTTAGGCACTTGCTTGGTCGTAAACTTGCAATGGCTCATCTACTGTAGCATAAGTTCCTTGAGATCACATTACATATGGCAAATTTAAGAATCCATAAGAATAGATCATTGAGAAATTATGTACATCATTTGAGTCGTATGCGATTTCTTTAGGTGCTTTCAATCTTGGCATTCTAGCCCATTCAAACTTCAATTGTTTCTTAGCTTTAGCAGCATTCAAAACAAATCGGTAAGCATCTGTAGAATTTCAACCAATACCTTGAGCCAATCTATCCCAAACAACGATTTTGAATTTTCATTTATTAGGATTGATGTCATTATTGTTTGTTAATTTATCACTATTAACTAATCTTTCAGCTTTACTTTGTAGAGCTGGTCAAACTAGTAATGTGTCTAATTTAACTGGTCTCAACTCTCCATTTGAATCTCTATGTTTAGCAGCCATTACTCTTGCCTCTGTTAGAGATACACTAGACAATGATGGGTTATTGTTGCTGTTGTAAGCTAACAATGTTCCATCTGTAGAGTTAAATAAAGCTCTTGCCTCTTGTCCAATAGGAGTTACTGTCAATCACATCTTATCTACATAAGCTGTTGTAGCAAATCCATGTAAGAATACATCAGCAAGACAAGCATCTAATTTTTCCATTCAATCATCTACGATTGATTCAATCTTATCTTTAATAGTGTCGTATTCATCATACAACTTTAATTCTTCTGTTATAATTACATTAGCACCATATTTATGCTTTGTCATTGTAACTGTTACATCTGGATCTCATTCAGCTTGTGGATATTCAGCATTTTCATTTACCAATGTAACTCCAGTAATTCAAGTACCTACAAGGTATGTTGAATTTCTAGTTGGTTTGCTCTTTTCTCCAAAAATCTGCAAACCAATTTGGTCAGCCAAAATGTCTGCCATGTGTTCTTCGTATATCTCATCTATCTTTTTTAAGTGTGCTGTCACATCAAAGTAGATGCTAGTACTCATAACTTTAGTCATTTCTTTGATAATTTATTGATATAAAATATTAGTAAGCTAGGAAATATCCAAAATATTTTCCATTTACAACTTCTGTTACTTTAAAGATTGGGTCAGCCTCTCCTTTTAATTTTACAGAATTTTTGTCGTTTACGATCATTCCAGATCATACTACTGTACTAGCTTGGTCAGCAGCTTTAACATCTACTTCCCATTCTACTCATGGAATGTTCAAAGCAACTGGTATAAAATCTCATCCAGTTCCATCTGCCATAGCAACACCAAAAGGTGTTCCAGATGCACAATTTACTAATTTTCAAGAGGTAATTCCTACAAATTCTCCTCTATGTATTGTAGTTGCAGCTGTAACTTCGTACACTCTGTCTATACCTCCTCATCTTCTGTTAGTTTTAATCATAATTGTAAGTATAAAACATATAAAATATTATTTCTTCTTGTACATTTCAAAGATAGATTGTGGCTCACTTTTTATTGTAGCCGTTTCTCCACTCTTTCATCATCAAGAAGTTGGTACTCATGCTAGATTAATGTCTTTATCATCCATTATTAGCTTTCGTGCCTTTTGTGAGGCTTTTGCTACATTCTCTTTTGTAAGTGCTTTACCATCCATAAGGTCTTGATATTCACTCATAAAGCGACTGTACGACTTTTCTCACTTTTTTAGCCCTTTGGTATTTATGAAGTTGTCAAGTTCTGCTTGTGCAAGTTCTTCTTGTACTTCTTGTCTAGCTGTAGATTTAATATCATCACTGCTAATTGGTGTTTGGATATTATCTCCATACTTTTCTTTTAGCTGTGCCATTAAATCATCTGCAGATCATCTACCATAGTGCTTTGCGATTCTCTCGGCTAGTTTTTTATCGTTGTTATAGTACTTTACAAAAGCTCTTTCATCAGCTCAACATTCACTAATAGCTCTTAGTTGTTGTGCCTCACGAGTACTAGCTTTGTAGTCTCTTTCAGCTCATTGTAATCTTTCGTACTCCTCACGAGTAATACTTACCATAGAATCATCTGTACCATTGTCTTGTCCATTACCTTGTTCGGTCTTAGGATCTAATTGTTTGTTTTCTTCCATTCCATTTAGGCTTAGGAAATTAAAATCTCTACTTTGTATCATAGATTGCCTTTATTTTAGGTAATATATCACTTATTCAATACTTTTTATCATTTTTGAGAGTTTTCCTAGTTCTTAACTAAAAAAAGCCACTAATAGAGTGGCTTTGATGGTTTATTATTTTCTATCATTTGACTCAATTTATTCAGTAGGATGTCACATAGATATATTGCTCAATCTCTGTATGCTATATCTACTGGATTTGTTACTCTTTTTTGGTCTAACAATAGTATGTTTTTTGTACTACTTATAGACTCCATCATGTATCTAGCTCATTCTGTTCATAGGGTTTGCGATGCTTCAACTCTGTCCTCATTGGTTTTGAATATCGCTCATTGTAGCTGGTACATTCTGTCCACTATCTTCTTGCATTCCAGCAAGTCATTGTACTCATGGTTGGTTATTACTTTCATTATTTGTGTTAATTCATAAAGCATTTTGTTGTCACATATTCATGATGGCTTGTGTTATCTCTGCTGTCTGTTCTTTGAATTTATCAGCATTAGATTTTAGCATGATATGTTCTGGATCTATATCAAACAATTCATCCATCTTGTTTTCTATTGCCTCAAAATCTCTAACATCTCCACCTCATTGTGCTGCTAATGCTTTAGCTTGCAATAGTTGTAATTTTGTCTGTACATATCTTGTCATATTCTCTATTTCAAGTGCTTTCATAGTAGCTGGTGTATTAGCTGTTTTGATATATACTTTTAGTCATTGTCATGCTCATAATAGCTTGTCTGTATCATAGAATTTGTTACTCAATGCAAAATAATCTTCGTATCAATCCACATCTTCTATATCAATTATATCTTCCATAGTTTTGTCACTTACATCTGCCACTTTTTCAAATGGTCATGTGTCTTTCCATACAATTCTTTTTCATTTCAGTGGGATATAATAACAATCTTTTTGTGTGCTTTTTCATGTTTCTTGGTCTCGGATTCTCTCAGCATATAGATATGGTGCAAATTGGAAGATATTACATAGCATTATATTAAATGCTCTACTTAATCACATATCTCTCAACATTGCTGGTGTTTTCAATCTATTATTTTGTTCTTCTTGCATTACAGAAGTCTCAAAAGCTGTCTTTGCTGGACTTGTATATGGTGCTTTGAAGTTTATACCAGTCAAAATAATTCAGTAGTCATCCATTTGTGTCAAAATTTCATTTAATTGTCATACATTTACTTGCATATTGATTGGTTGTATGTCTCTAGCGTTTCACTCTGTCATTTCTACGATCTCAATTTCTCATGGCTCAATATATACTTCTCATTCAGTAGCAACTCCAGCTCATTGTACCAATAATCATCAAGCATTAAGTCTTGCTCATCAGATAATATCAGTAATTAAGTTGTTATTTATTCATTTTACTACTGCATATCTCTTTACTATACCATCTCACCATATTCTTTTATCGTTATAGTAGTGTTGAATAGGTATAATTGGTAATTCTCCATGTTGTGTTGCTGCATATCAATTATAAATAACAACACTTTCATTAGCAATAATCCAATAATATCACATAATTTTATTGTAGTAGTGATATAATTGCACTACATCTTTTCTATCTTTTTTTCAATCTGTTGTGTATTGGTTGCTAACTACATGATCTAGATTTATGTATCACTCCATAGGCTTTCATTTTCAGTCAAAATATCTAGTTTTAAACATATTTTCACTGATGGTCTCTTTTCGGATACAATCTTCAGCATCATCAAATTTAGCCACATCATCAAATCGGACATTTCGTGGACTAATATTTTTTATTGTTATATGATATTGATCTATTTTTCTTACTTTTAGCTTTTTATCTGCTATATAATCATTACTTCATTTTTCAGCCAAAATTTTGCTATCTACAGTCAATCATGAAAATAAACAGCATGTTCAGTATTTGGCTTTAGTATAATCAGCTCTAACATTTATTTCTTCCTCAATATGTTCTACTCTGATAAAGTGCTGTAGTGTCTGTTTAGCCATCTCTGTTTGGATTCAATCTGGTCTTCACTCTGTAGCGACTTCTATTGGTAATCATGCTGGCTTACTTCCTTGATAAGCCTCTATTAAAGCACTCTCCATAGTCATATTAGGTATAATTTGTCAGTTAGCTCTTACTTGTGGTTTAGAATACATGACTCTATCAGCATAAGACCACTCACTTTCTGCCTCACTCCTTGCTGTTTTCATAATCTCAAATCTTTTTTTGAATTGCTGTAAAATTTCTTCACTTTCTTCTTTGATTTCGCTTTCTGCTGTTCATAGTTCCATGTCTTCTATCTTTTTTGTGTCTACCATAGCTCTATATTGTTACGACTAAAATCATTTTTTTGGATTTTCTCTCATGTTAGTGGATTTACTATAGTTCTTGGCTGTTTCTCTTTTTTCTGTGCCTTTGTTTCCAGTCTATAAAATGTATAGCTCGCACTATCTGGTCTATCTGGGCTCTTTCAATATCTTTTCTTTATCTTTTCTTTAGGTATTATCTGTATTTTTCACTTTCAATTCCTCTTATACTTTATCATTTTTAGATCATCCCAGTATTTTCTATCTCATACAAGCTGTCATCAGTTCTTTAGCCATTGTGCAAATCTCCAGTACATTTCAGCTCTCACATTTTCAAAGGTAGCATTATCATTTGCTGGATCACTACCATTTATTCATGTACATTTATATCATGCGAGTGCTAATTCTGTTCCAACATTAGCTCAAACTCCAAAGTTATCATAGACCACATCTTGTGTATCTATCTTATCATAAGTGTATAATAGGGTTGCTGTCATATTTGCAATACTTTTTTCTGTATTTTTAGTTTTCTCGGCTACTACCTTTAATATCAGCTCATCTCTACAGCATCGTGGGCATTTATCTACTCATTCTTTACTAGGGTCAATTCACATTCTAGTAGGATTAAATATTGTCACATCTTCTTCTGGTATAAAATCTATCTTATCTAGATTAAATAAATCCATCCATCACTCATCATCTAGGTCTCAATGGTCTGGAAAATCACCTCTAACTCTTATTTTGTACTCATCACTATCTTCTCCATGCTCTAGCTTTATATCTTCTATAAATCATTCTCATACAATAGGGGATTGCTCACTATTAAAGTGCAGTGTTTGAAAAGTACTACTTAAATTATGAAAAGCATCGTAAAAATATCACTCTGTTCTTGTTGGGTTGCTTATCATTACAAGTAAAGTATTATCATTAGTCAATGCTCATTTACTATATTCTCGTACAGCATCATCTATTCAGCTTGCCTCATCTCATAAAAGCATTAGATCATCAGCATGTAATCCAGCCAAAGCCTCTGGTCTATCTTTACTGGCTGTTCTTGCTCTGGCAAATCGTGTATTTCACTCATTACTCTCATCTTCATCATCATATACTGTTGTATCGTTAGGGTCTACAATCCTTATATACTTTCTACTTCGCTTAAAATATGGCTTTATTTCTGGTGGTAATTTTCATATTCGGATAGCCAATTCTTTTCGTAGTACATCATACATCTGGTCGCTTGTTGGTGCTGTACATCAAACAATACTCCTATAATGTGCAAAAAGATACCATAAAATAACTCGTGACAAACTACTAGATTTTCATACTCCATGTCATGATCTAATAGCTATCTTTTTAGGTTTTTCTCATCTGATAGCTGCTGTCACTGCATGAAAAATCTCTGCTTGTTGCCATGTTATCATTTGATATCTCTTGAATGGCTTAAACATATATAATTTCATGGGATCATATTCACCAGTTCTCCTACATTCCAGTAGCAAGTTTTCATATTCTGGTAACACTTCTTGTACTCACATTCAAAAATAGTCTTTGATTCGTTCAAAAGGGCTGTTTACATATACATTATATTGCTCTAGTTCTTTATCTTCTGTCATTATCTTAGTTTAGCTAAATTCTCCTCAATATATTTTAGGTTGTTATTTCTTATTCGCTCGTTTGTTTTGTGTAATCTGTTTTTTAATTCATTGTCGTTTGTCTCGTGCCACAGTTGTGAGTTATACTCCAAAGCATTCAGACAAGCAACTTTTACTCTTTCTAGTCTTTTTACTTCTCAAATATTATCTTCTTTTACATTAGTGAATACATAGGCTCGTGTATGATATATTCATGCTGTGTATAATGCACTATTTGTTACATTTATCTTGTAATACTGGCTTTTGCTACCATTGTAATTGTCTTTAATCTGTTTACTTCAATCTTTGATTATTTCATTTACACAATGTCATACTAGCTTTTTCTCTCATTTCTTAGCTCTATCTA